ATGCCATTTAAACCTTGCATGATTGGACTTTGTTATATACATCCTAACGATGATAAAGGCATGGGCGATGGGCAGAACCAAAGAGAATTACAAACAGCATTAGATGATACGTTTAACGCCTCACAAGATAGAGTGATTCTATCAACATTCCCATCTCTTAAAGGTGCAAGGCAGTCTATTGAAGATAATTCTTCTATTTATATAGAACCTGGACATACAATGATGCTTGAAGATGTAAACGATGTCCAAGAATTAAATATATCTTCTGATATCAGTGGTGCTTTAAATCAAATGCAATATCTTGAGAATAAGGGTAGACAAGCAGATTCAATGAACGAAACCACAACAGGTGGTGTTCCTTCTATTGCGTCAACTACAGCTACTGCTGTTAGTGCTGCTACATCAAGTTCTAATACAAGAGTAAATTATAAGTCAATGACATTTGAGTATACTGCTTTGTTAGAGTTATATTGGATGATCCAGCAGATGACGTATAGATTTGCTACGGATAAAACAGGGTTTGAGTTAATGGGAGATAAGCTATATGACTTTAATCCAACGTTAGATTATTACTATACTCCATTATCACAATCAATAGAAACAGAATCTTCGAAAGCAACTAAGATAAGAGACTTAAATACATTACTACAGACAACAATTAACATACAACATCCAGATGCGGTGAAAACCATAAACTTTTTATATAGAGAGATTTTCAAGTTAATGGGTGATGAATATGAGAATGTAGCACAGCTTGATGAAAATACCCCTGTTCAAAGCGGTGGACAGCAAGGAAAAGTCGAGGGAGACTCAGCGAGTAATCAATATGGACTACAGCAATCGGCAACAGAGTCGGGAGCGAGGATGAATGCAGCCACTTAGTGACAAGCAGATTTTAAATTTACAAAAAAAGATGGGAGGAGAAAGGAATCTATCTATTGTTATTGAATCACTTGGTAAAAATGAACAATTCCAAGCAGCATGGGAGACACCAATAGGTAAGGAAATTATGGCAATATTGGTAGCAAAGATGGTTTTAATAACAGAAAAGATTTTAGACGGAGTAGATGAGGATAAAGATAGGGCAGAACTTAAAGCTTATAGAACTATCTTAGATAATTGGTCTGCAAGGATTAAAGAATTATATCATGGAAAAGCAGAACTTAAAAAAAACTTAGGGGAATTATAAAATGACTATGGACGAAGCCGCTTTAAAAGCAGCATCAGATGACGCTATCAAAGAAGATGATAACGAATCTATTGTTGAAGAAGAAGAAGCCGCTACCGATGATATTCAAGAGGTAGATGAAGAAGAAATAGAAGAAGCAGAAGTTGACGAAGAAGAATTACCAACAGATCACAATGAAAGGTCTAAGTTAGGTAGAAAAATATCAACGCTATTCACACATAAAGATGCACAAGATAAGATATTATTAAATATTCTTGATGGTATGGAAGAACTAAAAGGTAATATGTCATCTCAAAACGAAGAGTATGATGATGAATATATTAAACGTAGTGACCTTGAAAAAATACAAACCCAAAAGAATGAAAAAGATATCAAGTACGATAATGCGTTTAAGCAGACATATTGGGATTTAGTTAAAAGTTTAGACATACCAAAAGAAGAAGAAGTTGAAATTGGTAAAATACTAATTCAAGACTTTAATATTAAAGATACTGGAAATGGTGTCATAGACGGCTCAAGGGCATTTGTTAAAGCGAGAGAGGAATATCTTAATAAAAAGACTCCCTTGCAGAACAATAAAGCATCAGGTGTAGCTACAAAACAAACAGTGAAATCAAGAAAACCAGCACTTGTTAAGCTAGACTCAGCAAGTAAGGCATATATAGAACGTATAAGAAAACAGAAAGGGCCAGAAGCGGCTCTTAAATTACATCAAAGTTTAAGCAAAGAGGCATAGATGAGATTCACCAAACCAAGCAAGAGAAAGTTAAAACATGATGCTCGCTCTTTCCCATATAAGAGAAGAGGACATCAGGATGAAGAAAATCCTTTAAAACTTTGGAAATGCTGGCATTGTGGGTTTATTTGTGATGAGGACAGAGACGACCATTCTCAAGGAACTGCTGGAGATAGTCAAGAAGTAAGTACACTACCAGCATTGGGTGGGGATGGATTAGATGGCATGATTGTTTCAACGGAAATAGGAAAAGAAACAGTTATGATGAAGCAAGATGCACAGGGAGTCGATGTAGTAATAGAACATATTTATGCGTCTGTTATTACAAAAGGTTGCCCGATGTGCGGAACAACTAATTATAAAGGATAAAATATGGGATTTTCAATAGTACAGGGAAGCCCCCAAAAAATATGGGTTCCAGTAGAACCAGGTGAAGCTCTTTACACTGGTGCGATTGTTGCAGTCGATACAGCGACTCCATTAGAGGGTGTTAGACCAATGCCAGTAGCAGCAGGGGCATCAAACGCAACTAATAAAGACGTTCCTTTTGGGATCGTATGTGGTAATAACTCCACAAGTGAAACTACTCCTGAGAATTTAATTACTCAGGTAGCAGCAGGGGCAGTTTATGAATCAACTACTTCTTATCGTGGACTTGAAGGGCCGTTTATTAATGGTGACCCACAGGCTTATGTAGAAATAGAATTAATTGACCCAAGCTGTGTTATTAGAGGGCCGATTTTTGATACCACAGAGGGTACGATTGTAACACCTGTTACAGTTACAGTTGGTTCTGGAACTGATGGAATCGGATGTACAACTGGAGCAGCAACAGTAGCAACAGTAGCTAATTTTTCAACCATTCATCCAAGAACAGGTAAGAACAAGGGTGTTTATAGAACATTGACATCTGCTTCTACCACAGCGCATACTTGGTTAAAAGCTATGTATGGAGATATGGAGATTGGGGACACTGCAATAGTTCTAAATGGTCTTAGACCTTATGGATTATGTAAAATGCAGATTGATTCAGAGGCTTTGTTTGTAGATGCAAACGCAGCTTTGTCATCACATAACTTTCACGTGATTGTAACAAGATTAGAGTTATCAGAACCAGGGAATGAGTTTGTAGAGTTCCGTTTTGATGGTGATAATTTTTGTTCAACCGCAGTAGCATAGGAGGTAAAATATGAGTAATTTAAAATCGCCATTGACAAGTTCAACTTTTAGACGCCTTCTAAAAACTAATTTAGCAGAAGTTACAGAAGCAGAAAATAACGACCTACCAAAACAAGGTATGAAGTTTTATCGTGAAATTGATTCAGACATGGCACAGGAAGAGTTTTTTGATGTAAGTGGACTTCCAGATGCAGAGCCATTTAATGGCAAGTTAAGCTATGTCGGTCAAGCTCCTGGGTATTACAATAAGATTGAACCTAAAGAGTTCACTCTTGCTACTCAGACACAGCGTAAGTTTATTGATGATAATCAGTATGGTGTATTAGAGAACCAAGCTAAAGCAATGATTAGAGCTATGGGAAGAACTAAAGAAAAATACTGTGCAAGACCATTTAATAATGCTTTTTCTACATCATGGGATTTCCAGCAGAGTGAAGAAGGTCTTTCCCTTTGTAATAGTTCTCATACTAATAAATCTGGTACTTCAACATCAAGTGGATTTGATAATTCTGGAACATCGGCTTTGTCAAAAACAGCAGTAGCTTCTACTTGGTTACAGATGAGACAGTTTAGAGATACTATTTCTGAAAGAATGGAAATGGATGACTCTTATGCTATAATTTGTCCAGATACTTTGGGTGATACAGCAGAGACAATCGTTGGGACTATCAAGGGATTAGACACAGCAGAGCATAATGTTAATCCTCAGTATGGCCGCTATAATGTAGAGCGTTACATGAGACTTGACGATTTCTCAACTACTAACTGGTTTATGGTAAATCGGACTTTAATGAAAAAATATCTTGTATGGATTAATCATACAGACGCAGATTATAATAACACTGTGGATTTTGATACCTATTCATTAAAACATAGCCTTTATAGTAGATGGGGTAATGGCTTCTTGAATTGGAGATTTATCTCAGGACACGTTGTTTAGTCAACGGTCTATTAAAAAGCTACTCTTAATCGGGTAGCTTACAAGGAGGTTATTATGACAGAATATTCACACTCTGACAACACAGCATTTTGTGGTGGACAGGGATTAGCGGTAGGGGCTACTGGATCAGAAGTAGATGTGGTAGATAGTTCTGGAAATCTTGCTCAAACTGGAGTTACAATAGTAGCAACAGCAACAGAAATTGACCAAGCTTCTGATTTATCAGCGCAGGAAGCAATGAATCCTGCTGTTGGGTTTCTTGGTACAGGGACGATATATGAATCTGCGGTAGTCAAACATGGCAGTATTATCACAACATCAATTATACTTGATATGACAGGCACATTGGTAGCTTCTGGTGATACAATGATAATCGGCGCAAGTGGAGCATCTAATATTGGGCAGAATCTAACATTACTTTCTGGTACTCTTCTTGGTGGTAGAATGACTTGCCTTGAAGTACCTGCTGGTGCTGCTGATGATGTTGATTTATATTCAGCAACTGTTGGGACTGGTGCTGTGAGTACAGACGTTACAGATTTAACAGAAACGGCACTATTGACAAAAGGCGGTGCGTGGACGGCTGGAGATATAACAATTATGTCAGCACTGCCAGCTAATACCGCGTATTTATATTTAACAACAGGTGAAGATGACGATGGGACTTATACTGCTGGAAGATTTCTTATTGAGTTCTTTGGAGTTTAAATAAAACTAATGGGAGGAGAAAGACCTCCCCTTAGAACAAATCGGGTAATATAAGATTGCCCCATACAGGAGAAATAAAATGGCTATAGAATTTTTTGGAGAAGTAGATAAAAACGCCAAGGGTCAGAATACATCAGATTTACCATCTTGGTTCTTTAATATCCATATGGAAGATTTACAAGAACAAGTGTCAAGGTCTGAGAGACAAATAGTGAGTGGTCAGGTTAATATAGAAGCAGTACCTATGTTAAAACAGGAGATAGTAAATAAGAAGAAAAGAATTTCTGAGATTAAGAAGTCTATACCGAAACTAACAGGTTCAAATAAAACACAGGTAGGTAAGCAGTATAATGAGCTAAAGAACAAGATAGCTGATAGTATGCCTACAATAAGAGACAATGAGAAAGGATTTGTTGATCCAAGAGAAGAGCTTAAAAGATTAAAAGAACATCATATAGAAGTTAGTCCTGAGTTGGCTGAATCATGCAGTGTAAAGCACGTTAAGGGTAAGGTCACTGGAGATGGTGCAAACCGTATGTATAAGATGATGGGTAGATTGCTTGGAGAAAACGAGAATGTTGAGAGAATAAGAAAAGAAGGTAGGAGTGAATCACAGCGTTCTATGGATGCACTAACAGAGTTTGCGTTGAGTAAGATGGAAACTCCAAGAGGATAATAAATGGACGGTAAAGAACTTAGACGAAGATTGCAACAGCTTTTAAATGAAGATTCTGACTCAGGGTGGCTTGATGAAAGATCGACTTATGATTTCTTATATGAAGCGGCTATTGACTTTACCGATAGGACTCATTGTTTAAAATCAAGTCAAGATATAACAACAGTAGCAGATCAGACAGATTATAATTTAGACCCTGCTTATTTAAAGCTTTATGTTACAGATGGTAATAATAACTATGTTGTGAAATGGGGTGATAATACTTTTATTTCGTGGGAAGATTATGGGGATATGGTCTATTCTAATCAGACAGATTCCGTTTCTATTCCCAATACGTTTACAATAGTAGACGCAGATTTACCAAGTCAGATAACTGGTACAGCAACAAGCACAACTGCTTCTACTGGTGGGATTAGTCTATTAAACGACACAGCAGGAGATTTCACAACAGTTTCTCCTGGAAGCACTATTCATAATACAACTGATGGTTCAACTGGTATAATTACTTCTAAGACTTCTACTACTATTATAGCAACTTCTTTATTCGGTGGCACTAATAACTTTTGGGAAAGTAGTGATGCTTATGTAATACAACCACAGGGAAGAATGAAGCTTGTTTTAAATCCACCTCCAGATAGTGCTGAAACAGTAACTGTTAATTTCATAGAAAGACCGAATCCTGTATATGGAGATTATCAGGCATATAGATTCCAAGACCAGTATGGAATAGCTTTGGTTAAATATGCTTTTTGGCTTTATAAATATAGAGACATGGAACCTAATTTTGGAGATGCTATGTATAAGTATTGGGACAATGCAGTTAGAAAGGCAGGATATAGCACTAATCAGTCTCTTAATAGGAAAGTAGGGATAAGCTTTAAGGGTAAAAGATAATGGCAAATAAAGAGCTAAGTACAAAAGAAATACCATTAACAGGGAAACTTGTAACAAGCGAAGATCCTTCTGTAATTGGTGTTAATTTCCAACAGCTTACTAATATGCGACCTACTCAAACTTCAATAGAGGGTATTGGTGGTCATTCTAAAATAAATACTACTGTTATTCCAGACCCTAAAGTAAGAAGTGGTATCTTTTTTAATAAAGCTGATGAAAGTCATGTAATTGTAGAAGCATACGATTCAACATTAGCAACGTCACATATATACGACAATACCACAGCAATTCCAAATTACAGGCGATTTACGGCTACCTCGCTCTATACCCCTCTTTCTGGTACTGGTAGGTTCAGTGAAGCACCAAACGGCTATTTAGCCTATGCTAACGGCGCAGAAACACTAATCTATGGTGGTGATGAGTCAGATATTGGTGGATTTATAAACTATGCTCCTGATGATTCTTTTAGTAAAGATCAGACAATTCAAGTTTCTGATACTATCACTACAACAAACGGACACATTGCAACTCTAACAAGGGTGGCTCGTAGCACATCAGACAGTGTATTGTTACTCCATTGTGAAAATAATGATACAGATTCAAGTCCATCAGTTCATACTCTTACTAATCCAAATATCACATATAATGTAAGTGCTGCTAAATTCGGTAGTTACGGTGCTATTCTTAATGGAACAAATGCAAACTTTGTAGTTCCAACAGATGCAGACTTTGACTTTAGTGGAGCTGGTGCAACATGGACAGTAGACGGACAATTTAAAGTAGACAATCTAACAAACCCTCATCCTATTTATTATAAACAAACAGATGCAAATAATTATTTCGGTATATTCATTCAAACTGATGGGTCTGTACAAGTATCTAATTTTGCAACAGGGTCAGAAACTTTAAATACAACATCAGGTTTTTACTCAGCAACAGGAGTAATTACAGTAGGAACAAGACACCACATTGAAGTAGATAGGAATGGGAACACTTGGTATATCTTTGTAGATGGTACATTACAGGGGTTATTAGTTGACTCGACAGATATTGGTACAGAAACAGGTGATGTTCTAATAGGTTCTGATGGTACTTTCTTCTTTGATGGAGATATAGACGAATATAGAGTATCAAGCATTGCAACACATACTGGTGACTTTGAAGCTCCAAGTGCTGCTTATGGTGATGGATTTACAACATATATGTACGCTGGTTTTATTCTTCCTGTTTCTAAAATCAAATATTATGTTTCTACAGCTAACACAACAGCATCAACTTCTTCTGTAGATTATTGGGATGGTTCTGGATGGGCTCCTGTTACTTCATATGTAGATAACACAATAGACACAGGAGTAAGTCTTGCAGTAACAGGAGCGTTATCTTTTGATTCAACAGCAGGGGTGGCAGAACTTAAAGAAGTAAAGGGTCTTGTTTTATATTGGTATCGAATAAAAGTAAACGAATGTGATGATAATGTATCCGTATATCGAATAACAGGAACTGTTCCTTTTCAACCGATTAAAGACATATGGGATGGGACTCCTTCTTATTGCCTTTCTTGTCTTAAAGATAAAACGACTTATGAGGATTATACAACAGCTATTTTCGAAAGTGACTATTTAGCGAGTGCTGCATCAACATATCTTGATGTGACATCATTACTTACTACTGAATCTCTAATATTAGGATTTGCAGACAGGCAACTTGGATTAAGAATAAACCTTGTGGGTAGTTTTGTAAATGCAACAGCTAATACAGTAGCAAGTATTAATTATTGGAATGGTACTGAATGGGTTTCTGTTGGGACTATCTCAGATGGAACAAGCACAGGCGGGGTATCTTTTGCACAAGCTGGCTTAATAACATGGAATCAATTAGATGATGGTACTGAATTTCAAACAGAATTTACAGGTGCTTTAGAAACGACCCCGATACTTTATTATTACCAAATAGTTTTCGATAAAAATCTAAGTGCTGGTAGAGTAGACCAAATAACAGGTGTAGCTGCTCAGAAAACAATTAGTAACTATAAATTCCCACTTCATGCAATGAATAGACTATGGTTATTCTCTGACCAAGCGAATGAGAAAAATAAATCAATATGTTCTGCTGAGTTTACCACTACTACATTTAATGGAGATGACTCCATAGAATTAATATGGGGTGATGAAAAAGAATTGACAGGTGGTGCTTGGATTTACTCACAGTATGGAGCAAGTGTTTATTCTATACTTGTGGTCTTTAAACAAAACGAAACATGGGCGTTAATAGGTAATGATGCTGAAAATTGGCAACAGTATAAAATATCTTCTTCTGTTGGTTGTGTTGCACCAGAAACAATAAGAGTAGTTGAGTTACCGAACGATGAAACAAAAGGAATAAACAGATCATCTGCTATAATATTTCAAGGTGCAAATGGTATTTATATTACAGATGGTAGACCTCCTACTAAGATATCAGGAGATATTGATATCTTTGAGAAAAGAAAAAGTAAGATAACAAACATAGACGAATCGTTTGCGTTTGATGATGTTGAAAACCAAGAGTATCATTGGTGCTTTACAGAATCTACACACACAGATAAAGAACTTGTACTTAATTATGAGTACATGAAATGGTATTACATAGATAGACCATCACCGTTACAATATGGTATGGAAGTACAAACAACAGAAGGTGCTACATATTCGTATGGATTTATAGATAGTTATATGTTGAGATTAGAGAATGGTAATAATTTTGATGGTACAGGAATAGCACAGACATTCCAATTCGGAGATATAGCTTTAAGCGAAAATCATGTTACGTTAGAGACAGATGCTTTATATCATAACCTTACATATGCTGCTAAGACAAATACTGCTCAAGAAGTATTAATAACTCATTATGGTGACTCTGAGACAACAGGTAATGAATTAACAGATAAATCTTGTAGCAAAACAGGTTATAGAATCATAAGTGCTACATACCATCAAAAAGAAGGCTCACACATATTCCATTCTTGGAAATTCTCAATAACAACAACTGATGAAACAATAGGGTTTGAACCTCTATTTTTCTCATGCTTATATAAAGAACACCGAAAACATTTAAAGGATTATAGATAATGGCTACATTAGCAGACTCACAAAGGTTCTTGAAACAAAAAAGAGCAAGTGGTAGATTATCACCTAATGAGATAGAATCAGCATATAAAGCTTGGTATTCTACAGAGGCTGGTAATTTAAATGAAAGAGCAAGGATAGATGATACTGCAAGGAGGACTGGCTTACAGGCTGGTAGAGATGCAGAGTCTAAAAGACAAGCTGGAGTGCGAGATAAACAAGCTGGAGCACGAGATGCAGAGGCTAAAAGACAAGCAGGAGTACGAGAGGGGTTGTTGCTTAGAGCAGAAAAGGCTGCTAACGAAACCGCTCAAGCACAGGGAAGATTACAACTCGCTAAAATGGCAGTACCAGACTTGTTTATGGATGGTGCTGGAGGTGGAGACGAAGGTGCGCAAGGAGCAACAGAAAGTACATTTGGGCCACAACCAAACGCATCTGGTGAATCGAATCAAGCAGTATCTTCATTAGACAATAGTGAAGGCGCACCATCTCACGCACCTGGTGTTTTAGCCTCAGATGTCAGCTTATTTGGTGATATGGATTGGTCTGGAGGCTTAAAGGGTAAGGATGTTGAGAATACAGCCTATAATGTTAGTAGAACAGGAGTCGCTTTAGGTAAGTGGGGTGAAGCGGCTAAAATGGGCATAGAAGGTCTTGCTATCAATTATGCGTCTAGTATTATAGGTCAATTATTCAACGGATTATTTAGTTATAATGCAAGATCAAAATATCAAATGGATCAAGATTTTATGGGATTTAATGCTGGTGTTGGTTCATCAGCAGATAGTGGTATGGATCAAGATTTTATGGGATTTAATGCTGGTGTTGGTTCATCAGCAGATAGTGGTATGGATCAAGATTTTATGGGATTTAATGCTGGTGTTGGTGGAGATGGATTTGGTTATGGTTCTGCAAGCGATACTGATGCTGCTGCTGGCGGTCAAGGTGCAGTCAACGATGGTGGATTTTCAGATTATTCTGGTATGTCATAAAGGAGAAATAATATGGAAGATTTAAAAGCAATAGGTAGATCGAATCCAGTTGGAACGATTCAACAATGGCAAGCCAATGAAAGTGCTCTAGCTACTAATAAAACTAATCGGGCAGTGTCTGACTTGAATATGGAAAAAACAAAACAAGATATGGGTATTAAACAACGTGCTATCAATGAGAAAATTGATAAAGAAAAAAAGCTTGATATGCCCAAATCTATAGAAATGATTAAAATGCAATTTGAAGGTGGCGGTCAACCTGGAACTGCTGGTGCTTTTGTGTTAGATGCAGGTCGGAAACTTGGGTTGATAGATATGTCCCAAGGTGGAGATGGTACTATAAGTGATAGAAATATGCAGAAGCTTGGTCAATGGACAATGCAACCACAAGTAGCAGCTAAAATAAGTAGAATGAGAGTCAATACTGGTAGACAACAAGTAACACAATTACAGCAAGCATTAGCCAAGAAACCAGATGACAAACAGCTACAACAGGAATTACAAAAAGCATCTACGTTTTTTGACCAGTCGTTATATCAAGATAAGGCTTTGGGTGAGGCACAGAAAGAAAAGAACAAACAAGAGACTATGGTTAAATATGAATTTGGTTTTGTGAAGAGGCAAGAGCAGAAATATATTAATCAGGGAATGGGTGAGGCAGAAGCCAAAATGAAAGCTATTTCTGACCTTGAAGCTACGAAGAAAGCTGGTAAGTTTGCACCAAAGGGAGGTTCTTCCAATGGTAAAATTTCAGAAGCTGATGTCCAGAAGTATAAAAAAGAAATGGTTTCTATCCAGGCTAACATAGCAAGAGTTGAATCAAGAGAAAGTGACATTGATACATTAATGAAAAATCCTGCTACTGCAAAGTACATGGGTGGTTTGTTAGGCAATGCTAATTTAAGACCATCAAGAGATAATTATTTAAAAGTTCTTAATGCGAGGTATCAGGAGTTATCTGGCATGGTAGGTGGTAATTACGGAGTCGGAGAAGAAGATACAACTGAAAAAACTTGGAAAGATTTTCAATAATGGCTGAGATTAACATAGACGCATGGAGCAAAGACCCTGAGTTCATAGCTTTGCCAGAAGAGAATAGAAAGAATATTTACAATAATTTCTTTGATTCTAAACTTGCGGATAATGAATTTAATAACTTAACTGCTCATAAGAAGTCTGTTATTAAAAATAATTTCTTTAATGCTTACGGACATCAGCAAGACCCACAGGTTGATGAGGGGTATTTACTCCCTACTGAGTCCTTGCCTAAACAAAGTTTTAGCAGAGATTCACAGGCGTATGATGTTCCTATTGAACAGCCAGTAATGAATGTTGTTCAACCAATACAAGATATTGTTAAACCAGAAACACGACCTGATAATGTGGCAGATATTGGCAATGAAATGTTTTCTGAAACAGAACAAGATACTCCTAAAGATAAGTTAGATTTTTTCCCTATTGAAGAAGGGTTATCATTAAGGCAAGACAACAGAAAAGAAAGCTTTATTGACAAACTTGTAAAAAAGGTAAAAGACACTACAAGGATTAGTCCTGCACGAGCAGCTAATATAATTGCACTTTCAGAAGTCCCATATAAGGTTTCAAAAGAAGAGAGCAGAAAAACAGGTACTCCAGAAGGTGACTATAAAATATCAATAAGCGATGCTTCTAAAAACTATAATGAATTAACAAAAGATTTGAGAGATCAGCCAACAGACTTAGAGTTTTATGAAGGCTTAATGACAGCAGCATTAGTACCAATAGCAATAGCAAAACCAGTACAGTTCTTAGCTGGAATGAGTACATTTATGGGTGTTAGTGAAGCTGAGAATTATTTAACATCAAGAATAGAAGAGGGTGGGTATACACCATTAGAAGGCAAACAGTTTTCAGATTTAGCTCCGAACGATCTAAACGAGAATACAAAGACGGCTCTCGGGTTACTTGAAATAGTAGGAAAGGCATCTATAAGTGGTATTATAGGCAAGGTTGGTGGTGACTTATGGGCAAAACTACCAGTTAGACAACGTGGTATAATATCAGCACAGGTGTATGAAGATATTACTTTTAAAAATAAAACTGTTGGGGAATCTGTCAGAGAAAGAATTAAAAAAGCAAAGAAAGATGGAAGATACGAAGATCAAATAAAACAAGAAGTAGATACTTTTGTTAGAGAAAAGCAAGAGGCTGTTAAACCAGAAACTAAAAAACCATTAGTTAAAACAGAAACTCCAAAAGCAGAAACCACCACAGAGATTAAACAAACAGAAATGACACCTGAGATAATTGAGGCTATCCCCGATCCTGTAGTTCGTGCATTTGCTAAAGACAGACTATCAACTAAACCTAAGATAGTTCAAGATATTCAAGACCCATTGGTTGCTTCATTGATAAAAGAAACTCCTAAGAAGGCTAAAGAACCTGTAATAGAAACAGAAGAAATTAAAACACCTGATAATAATGTTAAAATTAAAAAAGAATATGTAATAGAAAAAGGATATCCAAAAGAAACTATAACAGGTCAAAAAAATAAAATGGTTTCTGTAATAGACGAAGCAATAGAAAACGCTCCTATTAAAAAAGATAGCATGGAACAGAAAGTTACTTTTAAAAAACAAAACCCAACAAGAGCTAATATATTATTTAATAATGTACTAAACGACCAATACTATTTAAAACGAGAAAGTGGAACATGGTCTTTATATGAAAGTAGAGGTGGATTAGTACCTAAAAAGTTGAAAGAAATAGGCAGTTTAAAAGAGGCAAAGCTATATACAGATGCAAAGTTTAACGGTAAGCTTGAGCAAGATGGGACTATAACTTTTAAGTCAGAAGATAAAACATTTGAATATAAAGTACCAAATTCTAAATATAATTTAGAAAATTTCAAAACTTCTGTAACTAAAAGTAAAGGAGTTATGTATTCAATAGACGAGTCTATTCCTATGCCTCAAGCTAAACCAAGCAAGCCTTTAACAACACAAGAACAAAAGAAACGAGCAGAAAAGAAAATAGCTACTAAAGAAAAACAACTTGCTATTGAAGATGCCACAGCAGAAAAGCAAGCAGTACACGCAATGATAAGAAAGCGTAGATTTGATTTAAACTTAGAAGCATATAAAACAAATCTATTTACAAACACAATAGAAAGATCAACAACAAAACAACAAAGAGAAGCATTACCTTTCTTTATAGAAGGCACAGAAGTACCTAAGAAACTAAACAGACCTGACTTAGAAAATATTGCTAACGATAACAAAGAATTAATGACATCAATCAAGAAACAAGTCCAAGACCATTTCACAAAAGGGTTTAAAGAGATGCAGACTCATGTTCCTGATATGTCAGCAGAAGAAATAGAAAACTATGTAACTCATATATGGGATATACCGAGAAAGCGTAGAGCAGAAGTGACTAATTGGTTTACTACAAATAACAGATTCTTGAAACAAAGATATATAGATACGTTATATAAAGGTATTGACGAATTAGGATTAAAACCAAAGACATTAGATATCACTGATATAATTAGAATACACGATGCTGTAAGCAACAGAGCTATCCAAAATGCAAAGTTTGTTAAAAGTATAAAAGGACTCAAGAGAGAAGGCGTTAGTTTAGTAGAAAGAGCAGACTTAGCTCCTGCTGATTGGGTATTGTTTGACCATCCTGCATTAAGAAAGACAATGGTAATTCCAGGTGAACTAAAGAAAGGTGAAAAGGTTTCTCAAGAATTACAAGATATCTTAACTGAAATGGGAGTTGCAATAGGTAGAAGAATCTCTCCAACAATATTTGGTAAACCTAATAATAAACTTGGACAATACAAATACGGTGAACCACCAGAGGTTAGTTTCCAACGCTTCATGTCTAATAAGACGATAGCTCACGAAATAGGACATCACATAGACACTACTATGGGATTAGGGGAAAGCTTCTTAAATAGGCATAAAACAGAGCTATATAAGCTAAATGAGAAACGTATCAAGAGTATGCCTGATAAGCGTAAATATACAGAATCACCAGAGGAACAAATAGCAGAGGCATTTGCTTTCTTATTTACAGACCCAAAGATGATGAAGAAAGTTGCACCAACAGCTATGGCAGATATGCTTGAAAGATTAAAACAAGATACAGTTATGTCTAAGCTTGTTGATTTTAACTTTGAAAAGAACGCTAAGAACTTAATTGAAGAACAGCTTAATACTATGTTAAAGCAACCTGTTAAAGTCCATCCTGATTTAGCTAAACCATTAAGAGTAGTTTTTGAGAACACAGATTCAAGTGCTATAATGGAAGCATACGATACGATAGCAGGGTTACTAAAGAAAACAAATTTAACTATATCATTATTTCATCATTTAGCATTAGGTGAAACAGGTGTAGCAACAACTTCCTTAGGCACAGTAGCCAATATATACTTCAACCCCGCCAAAATATACAATGCGCTATATAAGGGTGAGTATGATGTATTTAAAAAACAAGCGATTGCTAAAGATGCTGTAATTCATGGTGTACAGTTTGGTGCAACCGCCGACATACCAACAGCAAGAATACAAGAACAATTAAATACAATAGCAACAAAGACAAAAAATGTTCCTCTTGCAAGTCACGTAACTAAATTTGTAGCAAGTGCTAATGAAAAATGGGATAAAGTATTATGGGATTATCTGCATGACACCTTGAAATTGTACGCATATGAATCATTAGCTTTAAAAATAGACCCAACTAAGAGTATCAGAAAACAAAAAGAAACAGTAGCACAGTTTATTAACGATACTTTTGGTGGACAAAATTGGGATGCTTTAATGATAAGTCCTAAACAAGTGCAGTTTATGACAAGAGTTTTATTATCAGCAGATTGGACAACATCCACCATGAGACAGGCTCTCGCCCCAACAGGGTTTGGATCAATACATAGGGAGACAAGGGGTTTACGAAGGAAGTTAGGCGCAATGTTTTGGGCAAAGGCAATCATCTATTTTGGTGGTGGGATCAATATGTTAAACTTAACTTTCAGAGAATGGGATAAAAAGAAAAACCCAAAGTATTATAAAAATAAAAAGACATTATTAGATAACACTATGTATGGAAATGCAATCGGTCATAAGACACATTTGTTTGTTGGGAGATATGAGGATGGTCGTGAGAGATATATCAGATGGGGTAAACAATTTAGAGAACTGCCAGAAATGATATTTGATGATACTGGGTTTAGTCCTATCAGTGCATCTGTTAAGAAAATTTTAGGGAAGGCTAACCCTAATCTTCAACTAATATCTAAAATAGCAACTGGTCATTCTTTGTCAGGATTTAAAGACGATGATATATACGGCAAGAAGGGTTGGGATTGGACATACGGAGTAGCAAAGACATTATTTAAAGCACCATTACCATTTAGTTCAAGAACAATCTTTAATAAAAATAAAGAGTTTCATCTAACAGATGTCGCTATGCCAAGCTCTGCTGGTATGTCACGATATAAAAGTATAGAGTTATTTAAAGTAGCAATAACAAAGAAAGATGATAGATTTTTAAAAGAAGTATATCAAGATGCCTTAGAGAATAACCTTCCTGCATATACTTTATTTAATGCAGCGATTACTTCTTTAAAAGCAGAGGAAACCAAATCATACAATAGTGATATTAAAACAATAGGTGATTTAAAACAAAAACTAAAAACAGCAAGATCAGAAGAAGATATAAGACGTATTTCTGGTAAGCTTAAAAGATTCATTAAAGAATCGAATGATAAGTTTGCTGGATTGGCTTTATTAAAAAAAGCAGAATTAGAATCTAAGATATATAATTTAGAAAAAGGGGAATAACATGGCAACAACAATGACATTAGAAACTATCCAAGGGACAAAAGACAGCTTTAAAATAAAAGTTGATTGGTTAGGTGACGCAAGTGGGGATGCAACAGCTAATACAGATGACTTTGACTATATGACACGCACGATTACAGAAGTATTACAGGGAAGGGATATAACTTATTGTCAGACTGTACCAGGGACTGTAGACGAGACATATGATGTAGTGATAACAGATGCTAACAGCCAAGATTTATTTACAGCAGGAATGTCTGCTAGGTCAGCTACACTTACTGAATCTGAGTTTGCATACGATGGTGCTGTGTATGGTTCAAGGACTGTAGACAGTGCGTTAGATTTTACTGTATCAAGTGCTGGCAACGCATTAACTGGCAGTATACTATTATATGTGGTGTAAATTATGGCTTTAGATTATATGTCGATAGTAAGTTATGGTGTTTATCCAACGCCTACACCAACGACTACACGCAGAGCAGCATTAGCTGTATCAATGGGATTAATTAATTTTACATTAAACCCTACTGTAGGTGTAATAGCTAATACATTCTATAGGTTAAGAATGGGAGCGTCTAAGCTCTTTACAGTTGGTTCTAAAATATTTATGAGAGGAAAATGAACATGAAGAAATTATTTTTAGTTTTAATATTTTTATTTTGTTTAGTTCCAGTATGTCAAGCTGGAAGAGTATCATGGATAGCAAATCCACCAGAGCAGAATGTAATAGGATATATCGTTTATTTTACTGATGGAGTTGAAACATATAATTATAATGCTGGAGATGTAACAGAAGTTCTTGATATTGAAACGACTTTTCATTTTGTTCCTAATGTTGAATATACAATGTGGTGTACTGCTTATAATAGTGGTGGAGAATCTCCAGCAAGTAATACG